AGAACAAGATCTAAAAGCTTTAAAAGAAACTGCTGAAAAAATTTCAGGAGAAGTCATCCCAACTATTATGAATGAGATGTCTTTATCTTCTTTAAAACTGGCAGATGGTTCTTCTGTAGAAGTTAAAAAAATTTATGGTGCTTCAATTCCAATAGCAAAAAGAGAAGCAGCATTTAACTGGCTTCGAGACAACGACTTAGGTGATATCATTAAAAATGAAATTACTGTTTCCTTTGGTCGTGGCGAAGATAACAAGGCGGCACAATATGCCTCCCTTGCACAAGGTCAAGGTTACGAACCTGCACAAAAGCTAAAAGTAGAACCGATGACTTTAAAAGCATTACTCAGAGAGCGATCTGAAGCAGGCCAAGAGATGCCTTCTGAGTTGTTCAACACGTTTGTAGGAAACCAAACAAAAATAAGGAGTAAATAAACATGAGTCAAGAAACAAGCGACTTAACTGTTAAGAAACAAGCAGGAGTACCATCCAATTCATTATTTGAAGCGGATGCGAAGTTAGGTTTAGAGAATATGGACCAAGATGATTTGGCCCTACCATTCTTAAAACTACTTCAAAACAGTTCTGACGAAACGAAGAAGAAACATTCTTCGTATGTCGAAGGAGCTGAACCAGGTATGTTCTATAATACAGTTACAAAAAAACTGTACGATGGAGCAAAAGGCATAGAAGTCATTCCATGCTTTTATAAACTCACTTTCCCTGAGTGGGCACCATTTGAAAGACGAGAAGGTCGTCCTGTATCCCCGGATAGAGGAGCTGATGTTCTTTCTCAAACAAAGAAAGATGCATCGGGTAAAGATGTTCTCTCAAATGGAAACATCATTATTAAAACAGCTAATCATTTCATTATTATTCTTACGGAAACTGGAATTGATAAAGCGTTAGTAGCGATGAAGTCTACTCAACTCAAAGTTAGTCGAGGGTGGAATTCAATGATGAAAAGCATCAGTGAAAAAGGTAAAAATGGAACCTTTAATCCGCCATCTTTTAGTCACATCTATCAATTACGTTCAACAGAAGTAACAGGTAATTTTACTTGGTACGGTTACAACGTAAAACTTTTAAGAAAAGTAGATAATGTAGATCTGTATCAACAAGCTAAATCTTTCCACACTTCAATAAAAGGTGGACAAGGTAAAGCTGCTGAGAAAGACGACACAAACTTCTAGGTTTAGTTGCTGTTGCAATTAAAACAGGGCGGGAGCGGGAGACTTAACCCGCCCTCTTGAAAGGGATTATGATAGATGATTTTATAAAGCTATTCACTGGACTCAAAGAAAACTTTGGGCAAATAAAACTACACGCTAAAGTAGAGTTTGATAAAGAAAGAAATAAGATTAAACCGGAATACATCTGGTCTAAGCAACCTATTCAATCTATTCATTACCAAAAACATTTAGACGGAAAAATATCAATTGGAATTCAACCATGTACTAAAGAAGGAAAAGCTTACTTTGGATGTATTGATGTTGATCCTGAAAATTATCAAGATTTTAATATAGTTCTTCTTCTCTCTTATATAGAGAAATATAAACTACCTTTAGTTCCATGTAGATCTAAAAGTGGAGGTCTTCATATCTATTTATTTTTAAAAGAACCAGTCGATGCTCAAACTATGCGAGATTCTTTGGCCTCTTTACTCTTACCCCTTGAACTAGAAAGAACTACAGAAATTTACCCAAAACAAATTGAACTTGAACCAGACGAACATGGAAACTTATCTGGAAATTTTATTAACCTTCCTTACTTTGATCATAAAAATACCAAACGTTATGGCTTAGACAAAAATAATATTGCTCTTTCTTTAGAACAATTTCTTAAAATAGGTATGGATTCACGTCTGATGCCTGAAGAATTAGAACAACTTATCTCTAGAGTCGAAACAGAAATTTTATTGGGCGGAGATCCAGAATTTGAAGATGGTCCACCATGTTTACAAAGGCTTTCTAAAACTAAAATTGGAGATGGCAGAGATCGTTTTATGTATAACTATATGGTCTTTGCTAAGAAAAAATATGGAGAAGATTGGCCAGACAAAGTTAACGAAGCTAATAAATATTTTGCAGTTCCTTGGCCTCTTAAAAAAATTAATGATAAAATAAAATATTGGACTAAAGATACCGCTAATCATACATGTAATGATGAAGTTATTTCAAAAGTATGTATGAAACATGTGTGTGTTAAAAGACCTTTTGGAATTAAATCGGACACCACTTCTACATTCCCTCTAATCTCTGGACTCCAAGTTATTTTAAGTACCACACCTAAACTTCGTTTCACTGTAGAAAAACCAGATGGTAAACCTACTGAATGTGAAGCATCCAATCCTGACATTTTTACAACTCAAAAGAAACTTTTAGATTTAATTTGGTTACAAGCAGGATTTTATCCAGACCCTCTTCCACCTAAACAATACCGAGCGTTTTTAAATTTAGTAATGAAAGGTGTTACACGAGTTTATCCAGCTCCAGGTACAGAAATTAAAGATCAACTCTATCAACATCTTTATGAATTCTGTGTTAATTCAGCGCAAGCTAAAACACGAAGTGATATTAAAGGTGGTTTATGCTGGAGTGAAGGAGGATTTCATTATTTTCTTTTCCCATCTTTCTTTGAAACTTTACCTGTTAAATGGAAAATGGATTCAAGAGACACAGGTCTGGTTATGAAAGAAGAACTAGATGCAGAGTTTGATCACTCTTATAACATCGATAATAAAACTCATAAGGTAGTTAAATTAAAACAAATGAAAGTTGATCAAATCGAATACAAAAAACCAAAAAGAAAGGAGCCTAATTATTAATGAATTATAAAGTATTAGGTCCGCCAGGAACCGGTAAGACTGAAACTCTATTAAAAAAAGTAATAGAGTACAAAACTAAAGGAATTCCTTTAGATCGCATAGGGTATTTTGCTTTTACCCGTAAGGCAGCTTACGAAGCAAGAGACAGATTTCTGGAAGCTTTTCCAGAATTAAATAAAAAAGATGTTAAACATTTTAGAACATTGCATTCATTTGCATTTAAATATCTAGGTCTGCAAGAAGAAAATGTAATGCAAGAAGAGCATTATAAAGCTATTGGTGAAGAATGTGGATTAAGAGTCAAGTATGCCACTTACGAAAAAAATGATTTCAATGGAATTTTTACTTCTAACAGTGAATACTTAAGTCTTATTAACTTAGCGAAGGTAAGAAATATTTCCGTTTTAGATCAACTAGATCGTAATGAACATCTAGGAAAAATTGAAAGAGATAAACTTCAGGTCGTAGCTAAACATATTGATGACTATAAAAACACTTATTCTCTCATTGATTATAATGACATGATTGAAAAATTTATAAATGCCATTCAATTACCTGATGCTAAAGTTCCTCAATTTGAAGTTATTTTTATTGATGAAGCCCAAGATCTTTCTCTTCTACAATGGAGAATGATTAAAGCCTTGCAGCAATATAGTAATGATACTTATTTAGCTGGCGATGATGACCAAGCAATTTTTGGATGGGCTGGTGCAGACGTCGATTCTTTTATTAACTTTGATGCCATTGAAATTCCTCTTAAACAATCCCGAAGAGTTCCTCGAAAAATTCACGCACGAGCTTTAGATCGTTTGGATAATATTTTATTAGGAAGGCTCGAAAAGCCTTGGAATACGCCAAAAGAAGAGGATGGACATATAAAAACATATTTTTCACTAACACCTATTAATCTCTCGAAAGGAGATTGGTATATTTTAGCTCGAACAAATGATTTACTAAAACCGATTTTTAAAGACTTGAGAAAAAGAGGTGTCTACTTTGAAAGTAAAGATGGACGCAGTATAAATGAATCTCTTTACAAAGATATTTTAAATTGGGAGGGATGGAAAAAAGGAAGTGAACTTAACACTATCGAAGTTCAAAGATTATTAGAAAGATTTAACAAAAAGTTTAAAGAAACAGAAGACAAACTATTTAAATTAACTGATTTACAAAAAGAATATGAATTAGATTCTAATCTTCAATGGTATGATGCCTTTACTGCCGTAACCCCTAGCACTAAAACTTATATCAGAGCCATGCGAAGCAATGGAGAAGACTTACGTCTTAAACCTAGAGTTAAAGTTCTTACTCTCCATAGTTCAAAAGGAGGAGAAGCTACCAATGTAGTAATTCTTCAAAATCAAACCAATAACACAATCAAAGGAGCAACGAAAACTAAAATGAAACAAGATGAAGAACAAAGAGTATGGTACGTCGGTCTTACACGATGCAGCCAAAATTTATTTTTAATTCGATGTAAGGATCGAAGTAAGGAATTTAAATTATGAAGAATCCCTATAAAAAACAAATTGGTGGATCCCACTACAAGGACATGAAAATTCAGCCCGCTCAATTTATAAATGAAAATAATTTGCCTTTTGCAGAAGGGAATGCTATTAAATATATCTGCAGACACAAACATAAAGGAGAAGTGCAAGATCTAGAAAAAGCAAAACATTATATAGATATGATTATTGAAAGAGATTACAGCGATCAATGTTTGCCTTTACCTCACGGTTTTATTTTAAATAAAAATCCTGATATGACTCCGATGACGGAAGAAGAAGAATATAGAAATGCCGGCATCACAAAAGAGGAGGCCGAGAAAAAATAATGCAGATTCCTTTATTCAAACCTCAAACTGAATGGGTTAAACCAGAAGAATTTCCTGATTTAAGTTCACGTCAACAAATTGCAATTGATTTAGAAACTTCGGATCCAGATTTAAAAACTAGAGGATCAGGTTCAGTGATAGGAAATGGAAAAGTTGTAGGCGTTGCCGTAGCAACAGAAGGATACCAAGGTTACTTTCCTTTCGATCATGAAGGAGGAGGCAACCTTGAAAAAACTAAAGTAATTCAATGGTTTAGAGAGATTTGTGAATCTCCTGCCATTAAAATTTTTCATAATGCAATGTACGATGTGTGTTGGATTCGTGCCATGGGAATAAAAATAAATGGACCCATCGTAGATACCATGACCGCAGCTTCTT